AAGGATCGAGCTGACGCCTTCTCCACGTTCACCAAGCGCCTCATCCACGAGGTGCCGATCCTTCAGCATCTCAAGGCCCAGGCCCACCAGCGCGACTCCAACGTCGCCTTCGACGTGGGACCGGCCCCTGCCTCTCACTCCCCCAGCGTCAAGTCAGTCGGCATCACCGGGCAGCTCACGGGCTCCCGTGCTGACGTGATCATCGCGGACGACGTGGAGAGCTACAACAACTCCCTCACCCAGGTCATGCGAGACCAGCTCAGCGAGCGCATCAAGGAGTTCGATGCGGTCCTGAAGCCTGAAGGACGCACGATCTACCTCGGCACTCCCCAGAGCGAGATGTCGATCTACAACCTCCTCCCAGAGCGTGGCTACCAGATCCGCATCTGGCCTGCCCGTGTCCCCGAGAAGCCCGACAGCTACAAGGGCTGGCTGGCTCCCATGATCCAGCAGATGTTCGATGAGGGCCTCGCCCCCGGCACACCCACGGATCCCTCCCGGTTCGATGACACGGACCTCAAGGAACGTCAGGCGTCCTATGGGCGCTCTGGCTTTGCCCTTCAGTTCCAGCTCGACACGACCCTCTCAGACTCCGACAAGTACCCCCTGAAGGTGGGTGACCTCATCGTCCTGGGCCTCGACAAGAAGATGGCCCCGGCTCACCTGACGTGGTCCTCCCATCCGGATCTGCTCTACAACGACCTCCCCAACCTGGGGCTCGTTGGGGATCGGTTCTACCGGCCCATGGGCTACTCGAAGGAGATGGCCGAGTTCACCGGCTGCGTCATGGCTATCGACCCCTCGGGCCGTGGCAAGGACGAGACCTCCTACGCCATCGTGAAGAGCCTCCATGGGTTCCTCTTCCTCGTGGCCGCAGGCGGCTTCAAGGACGGCTACAGTGAGAAGGTGCTGATGTCCCTGGCCCTCCTGGCGAAGGAGCATGAGGCCAAGCGGATCATCATCGAGGCCAACTTCGGTGACGGCATGTTCTCGCAGCTCCTGAAGCCCGTGCTGTCCAAGGCTGGCTATCCCTGCACCGTGGAAGAGGTGAAGCACTCTCAGCAGAAGGAGAGGCGCATCGCAGACGTGCTGGAGCCCGTGATGAACAGCCACAGGCTCGTGGTGGACCCCAAGGTCATCAAGCACGACTACGACACCATGGGGGAGCCCAAGTACTCCCTGTTCTACCAGATGACCCGTCTCACCCGAGACCGTGGCTCACTGGGCCAGGATGACCGCCTGGACGCCTTGGCGATGGCCGTGGCGTACTGGGTCGAGGCCATGGCGAGAGACACCCAGCAGGCCCTTGAGGAGCATCGTACAGCCCTCTTGGAGAAGGAATTGGAGAAGTTCGCGGAGGCACACCTGATGAAGGACTATTCCGCTGACGGATCAAACAGTTGGCTCGATTTGCCGTAGCTTTCTTGCACTCTTGGTAGACCCCCAATACCCCCCTCCCTGGGTCATATATTAAGAGTCTAACTCTTAGATAGCTCGCGGTCCCTTGCGGATGAGGTCACAAGCCTTCCCGTGGAGGGACCGCCCCCCGCCCCTTAAAGAGTCCACCTTCGAGCTGTCGCTCTCAGGCGTCCTCTTTAAGGCATACACTTAGTGCAACCCTGTGTGTGATAATATCATAGGTAGACCATGAACAAGCGTAACCCCTATGCCAAAGTCCTGAAGGATCCCAAAGGGCCCTTCAAGTCGTCTGTCGTGACCAGCAAGAAGGTCTATAGCCGTAAGGGTAGGAAGACCCGCAGAGATGACCTGATGAGCCTCTAGGGGCTCCTGAGGCCATCCCTGAGGGGACTTGAAGGGGATCCTGGGGAGACCTGGGGTTCCCGATGTTTACTGCAAAAATATGAGCCGGTGTCGATCTACAGTCGCGCGGGCGTTCCCCCCATGCCCCCCAAAGAACGCACGCAGGCACGGCCCTTGATCGCGCGGGCCCGTGTTCTCTGGGGGGTTCCAAAGGGGGGCGATGCCACGGTTTCTGCCACAAGCCCCGGGATTTCCCAATGATTCCAATGGGCCCGTGCTAGACTGGGGATCGAGACCACGCCCCAAAGCCCTCGCAATGCGCCCTTGGGATCACCTGGGGAGCGCCCTCGCGTCCGCATGTGAGGGCTTGGGCTTGCCCTGGGGTGTGCCTAAGGTTTTTCGATCCGGACCCTAAAGCCTCCTGGGGATCGCCCTTGGGCTCTTCCTGGGGATCCCGGGCCCATGTGTGCCTGGGGCGTGCCTTGTGCCGTCCTGGGGCTTCCTGGGGGCTTCCTGGGGCGTGCCTTGCGTACCAGGGCGAGCTAATCGCCCATTGGTTGGTGATCACGCTATCCCTGCAACCGAACTCCCCGGCAAATCAGGAGCTGGCGAGGGGGTCTTTAGGGCCTAACCCCTTGCGAACAATGGGAAAGTTCTGCGCGGATCCACCTGATTTGGGGACTGAAAAGAGCCCATTTCGGGGGAGCTGGG